CAAGGGCGCAGACATTTTCAAGAAAAAGTAGATTGACTTAATTTTACATTAGGGGGAAAAATGGGGGGAGATAAACCCAAGAACCCGCTTGACGTGTTCTGGGAACAGTTAGGAGATAAGGAGAAAAAACATGTCCGAAGCTACAGATCCAATAAACGTGATCTACAAGATAAAGAGGGAGATGCAGAGCATGCTAGACACCCTCGTGCAAACCCTCGCAAACGGAGGAGTTGACAGTATGGAAGAATACAAATATATAATAGGTAAGATCCATGCGATCGATGCAATAAATCAGGAACTCTCTAACCTGCTAGAACCGAAGGAGCCAAATAACGATGACCCAAACAACGTCACACGCATTAGAAGCTAAATATAATGCTGAAGAAGATGCAAAAAAGATAGCCGCGCACGAAGCGGAAAAAGAAACGACATCCACAAATTTAGAAAAATTACCTAACCCTACGGGTTGGCGTATACTTGTTATGCCTTTCCAAGTTAAAGAGAAAAGTGAAGGCGGAATTATTATCGCACAAGAAACATTAGACAGAGCCCGGGCCGCGGTCCAAGTTGGTTATGTCTTAAAGATGGGACCACTTTGTTACAAAGACGAAGAGAGATATCCTACAGGAGCTTGGTGCAAACCAAAAGATTGGGTGATCTTTGCAAGGTATGCAGGATCACGTATGCAAATTGACGGCGGAGAGATACGAATGTTAAACGATGATGAGATTTTAGGAACGATAGACGATCCAAAAGATCTTATTCACGCAATGTAATTCATAGGAGGAATTAACTATGCTAGATGAAGAAAGAATAGACGTAGGCGAAGCTGATGAGCAAGCCACGGAAATTGATCTGGACGCACCAGCACCAGAACAATCATTAGAAGAAGAGGAGGAGGTACAAGTTGAACAAGTTAGTGAAGACAGTAATCAGTCCGATAACGCAGTTGAGGAACCTGCTGAGCAGCCTGCTGTTCAGAAAAGCGAACTCGACGACTACAGCGAAGGCGTCCAAAAAAGAATAGCTAAACTAACACGCAAAATGCGTGAAGCTGAAAGGCAAAAAGAAGAAGCTATTACTTACGCCCAACAAATAAAAACTCAAGCTGATCGCATGAAGAGCAAATATGATGAGCTCGGCGGTCAGTACACAAGTGAGTTAGAACAAAAAGTCACGGCAGGATTAGACTCTGCTAAAGCAAAACTAAAGCAAGCTATTGCTGATGGTGATGTTGACGGTCAGATAGAAGCACAAAGAACTATCTCTCAGATGACTATGGAAGAAGCTAGATTAAAGAGTATCCAGAAGCAGACTGAAAGGGTTCAAGCAGCGCGGACCGCGGCACCTAAAACTGAAACTATGGCGCAGATGGCACAAGAAATGCCTACAGCGCAAGACATACAGCAAGCAGCACCAGTTGACCCAAAAGCAAACAATTGGGCCGCTCAAAACACTTGGTTTGGCACTGATAATGCAATGACTTATACAGCATTTGACATACATCGAAGACTTGTTGAGGAAGAAGGGTATGATCCACAATCAGACGAATATTATTCTGAGGTGGATAAACGAATTAGACTTGAATTCCCGCATAAATTTGATACAAATAAGGAATCTACAGCTGAACAACCTGTTCAGACTGTTGCAAGTGCTAAACGTCCGGCCGGAAAAGGACGCAGAAAAACTGTGAAGCTCACACCATCACAGGTAGCTATTTCTAAAAGACTAGGTGTGCCGCTAGAAGAATATGCGAAACAATTAGCCGCGAAGGAGGTATAAGCATATGGAAAAGAAAACGAACAATAAAACTTCCCGCGCGAGTCAAACTCGGGCTAAAACTGAAAAGCCTAAAGTATGGACTCCACCATCAGCACTAGATGCACCGCCTGCACCAGATGGGTATAGGCACAGATGGATAAGAGCCGAAAGTATGGGGAACGATGATTCCAAAAATATTTCCGGTAAAACTCGATCTGGTTGGGAATTTGTCAGAGCTGACGAATATCCTAACGATGACTACCCGTCAGTAGAAACAGGTAAGTATGCAGGTGTTATAGGAGTTGGTGGCCTTGTGCTGGCAAGGATACCCGAAGAGCTCGCGCAACAGAGAGAAGCGTATTATCAACAGATGACCGCTGATCGTACTGAAGCACTAGATAACGATGTCTTGAAGGAACAGCACCCAAGTATGCCGATCAATCAAGAGAGGCAGACTCGTGTAACTTTTGGTGGTACAAAGAAATAGCATTTTGATATTTCGACCACTGATATAAACAACCTTTAAGGAGGATAACAATATGGCAAATTTAGACGCCGCATTTGGTTTGAACCCAGTTGGAAGTATCAGCGGAGGAGCTAACCAAAAACTCAATGAGTACAAAATTGCAGCTGATGAAGCTAATGCAATTTTCCAGGGCGACATGGTACAGCCAGACTCTGGCAATATCCAGCAAGCTGGAACAGGTACGACAAACATTGGTGTTTTTTGGGGTTGTAAATTCGACGACGCAACAACTAACAAACCAACTTTTAAAAACAACTCTGCAGCAAGCGGAAACGGAGCTGTAGCAGACGCGTTTGTATATGATGATCCACATCAAGTATTCGAAATACAAGGTGACGGTGCATCTGCACAAACTGACGTTATGCAAACAGCAGACGTAGTCGTAGGCACAGGGTCAACATCAACAGGTGTAAGTGCAATGGAATTAGATTCTAGTGACATCGGTACTGGTGCCAATCTAATGATTATCGGTTTTTCTGGAAAAACTGGTAGATCAGAAATTGGTTCAGCTAACGCAGTCTACAAAGTTCTAATTAATGAGCACTTGTACGCATAATAGCAGGAGGACATAAATAATGGCTATATCAAGACAACAACTAGCTAAAGAGCTAGAGCCAGGTCTGAATGCATTATTCGGACTTGAGTATAAAAACTACGAGAACCAACACGCAGAAATCTATGATACAGAAAATTCTGATCGAGCATTCGAGGAAGAAGTAATGTTATCAGGATTCGATAAAGCGAATGTAAAAGCCGAAGGTTCAGCAGTTGCTTATGACAACGCGCAAGAGACTTTCACAGCAAGATATCAACACGAGACAATTGCTCTCGCGTTTGCAATCACTGAAGAAGCGATTGAAGATAACTTGTATGACAAGATCTCTACTCGTTATACAAAAGCACTAGCTAGATCTATGGCTCAAACAAAGCAAGTTAAAGCTGTCAACATTCTTGACAACGCTTTCACATCAGCTACTGGCGGTGACGGTAAAGCACTTTGTGCAACTGACCACCCAACAATAGCTGGAACTTTCTCTAACGAGTTAGCTACACCAGCTGACCTTAGTGAAACTTCACTAGAGCAAGCTTGCATTGACATCGCTAAGATGACTGATGAGCGAGGCTTAAAAATCGCTGCTAGAGGAATGAAACTAATCATTCACTCTTCACAGCAATTCATAGCTGAGAGAATCATGAAATCTGCTAACAGAGTTGGAACAGCTGACAATGACATCAACGCATTGGCATCTAAGGGAATGATCCCACAAGGATATGTGGTAAATAACTTCCTATCTGATGATGACGCGTTCTTCATTAAGACTGATGTTCCTAACGGAATGAAGCACATGGTTCGTGCACCAATCAAAACTGCCATGGAAGGTGATTTTGAAACTGGTAACGTTAGATATAAAGCTAGGGAAAGATACAGCTTCGGCTTCTCTGATCCTAGAGGTATCTTCGGATCTCCAGGTGCATAATCGTTAAGGTTATAAACCTATTAAGAGGGGCGCTTCGGCGCCCCTTTTTATTTGCAAATAGCATATTAAAAGCGTATATTCACAATACTGCGATAAAATAGTTA